GAATGATTGGATACCAGAATTACATCATGTCATACAATCTTATGATACAGCTTTTTTAAAAAAAGAAACTGCTGATTATTCTGCGATCACCACTTGGGGTGTATTTTACCCGGACCAAGACTCAGGAGCTAATCTTATGCTTCTTGATTCTATAAAAGGTAGGTATGAGTTTCCTGAATTACGTAGACTTGCATTAGAGCAATATAAGTATTGGCAACCAGAATCGGTTATAGTTGAGGCCAAAGCATCAGGTTTACCTCTAACATACGAGCTTAGACAGATGGATATACCGGTTGTAAACTTCACACCGTCTCGTGGAAACGATAAACATTCACGTGTAAATGCTGTTGCACCTTTGTTTGAATCTGGTATGATATGGGCACCAGAACAGAAATTTGCAGATGACGTCATTGAAGAGTGCGCTGCGTTTCCTTATGGCGATCATGACGACCTTGTTGATAGTACAACACAAGCGATTATGCGATTCAGGCAGGCAGGATTATTACAACACCCTGAAGATTATGTGGATGAACCACAAGAGCAACGTAAAAGGAATTACTATTAATGTTAAAATTTTTAATAGAAGCATTTAAAGCAAGTAAAGGCAGAATGCCTAACAATATGGAAATGATTCTGTTAAGACAGAAAGCAGCCAAACAATCTATTGATGAAAGAAAAGTTGTCAGTATGTTTGATCGTAGTGCTATTAATCCTAATAAACCTATTATGGGTGGTAAAAATATTCCAGAGACAGAAGATGATATTAGACGAAGACTAATGAAACAAAATGAAGAAGGTATTGCGTCTATGAAAAAGAAATTAAATGACCCTGAAGAAAGAGCAAATGGCGGACGTATTGGTTATAAAGATGGAGAGGGGGTTATAACTATCGATGATAAGATAGATGAGATGATTTCTTTCTACAAAGATTATTTAAAAAAAGGTGGCAAGATGGATTTTAAAACTTTTTCAAAACAATACATCCCAGAAAACTTTGCAGACGGTGGACGTATTGGTTACAAACTTGGTGCAGGTAAAAAAGGTGTTCAAGCTTTATTAGATTTAGTAAGAAATAAATTTGGTAAGAAAGCAGTTACAACTGCAGACAAAGCACCTATTCCTCCAAAGACGCTAGAGCGTGATATGTTTAAAACAGCAGATAATAGAATTAACAAAAAAGAAGGTGTGTTTATGGAAGATGGTAAAACACCTGACTATGATTATTACAAAGAAATATTAGATGACGCTGAAGACAGTATGGGTTTTAATGTTGCAGGTGATGAAACTATAGAAGAACTTTTAAAAAGAGAAAAAACATTAAAAGACTATGAAGCTGAAATGTTTGCAGAATATAAATCAATTGGAGGATCCAAAAGACTAGGGGGACCAAATGATCCTATGGCAGATGCAATTGATAATGCATCACCGGGTTATACAGGAGATATTAAATATGATGCACAACTAGTAGCAGATGATTTAGCAGAAAAAATGTTTCAGATGGAGTATGATGATTTAACTCAAGCTCAACAAATGGATCTTTATGACAAAGCTTATACTGCTTTAAGTAAACAAAGAGGTGAGTTCCAAAAAATATCCAAACCTGAAAAAACTTTACAATCTATGAAAGAAGGTAAAGGTATTGACATGTCTAATCCAGGAATTTCAGAAGAGTTTACAAGATTTATGAAAGAGAAAGATCCTAAAGGATATAAAGAATTAGAACAAAAATTAGAGCTTTCTAATTTTAAAACAAAAGGTCGTAAAGAAAATTCAGACGGTGGACGTATTGGTTTATTTATGGGTAGTAGACCTACAGTTCAAAAAGGATTATCTACTTTAAAAGAGATGTTAAATTACTTTGGTAAGAAAAGTGACAGTGTTAAAAATCCTTCTGATATTTTAAGAATAGTTAATCCAAAAAGATTAAATCAAATGTTAGAAGATCCAAACATTTATAGAAAGTTTGATATTGAAAAAGGTATTGCTGCACCAGACTTAATTAAAAATATGCAAAAACAAATGATGGCTGATAGACAAAAAACTATTGAAGAGATGTTAGGTTCAGCTAAAAATATAAAACGTGCAGATGATAATACTATAAAATATAAAAATGAAATGATCGAAGATATGATTAAAAAAGGTGTAGATAGAAACATGGCTGAAGAAATGGCTGAAACAATCTCTAAGATGGCAGAGAATGCAGCGGGTAAAATGGATACACCAAAATTAACTGATGAAGGAATTATGCAGTTAGAAAATATATTAAAAGATATGGAAACAGGTGGTAAGACAGCAAGAGAATTAAATGCAACAGGCGGTCGTATTGGTTATAAAGACGGACCTGGCATGAATAGAAGAACGTTTTTAAAATTTCTTGGTGGACTTGCATCACTACCAATTATAGGTAAGATTATGAAACCTTTAAAAACAGTTAAAGGAGTTAAGAATATTCCAGTTATTAAAACAGATAATGTGCCTGGTAAACCAGAATGGTTTGATCAGTTAGTTAACAAAGTAATTATTGAAGGAGATGATGTTACAAAAAGATTTGCAGTAACCGAAAGACAATCCATTCACCAGAAAACACTTAATGATGGTTCCGTGGTCCGAGTTACAGAAGACGTGGATGATGGTGCTGTAAGAGTAGAATACGAAAATGAACAAAATGTATTTGGTGATCCAGTTTTGATGGAATATAAAAAACCATTACCTGATGAAAGTATGCCCAAAGGGGGTAAACCAGAGTTTACTACAGCAGAATCAGGTCCCGTTGGTAGACAAACAGGTCCAGATGATTTTGATTTAGATATAGATGAAGTTGGTGGTTCAAGTATTAAAGATTTAGATTCTGATGTGTCTAAACTAAAAGAATACGCGACAGGTAAAGGACCTACTATGAAAGAATTTATTCAAAACAAAAAAAGAAAAGACAAAGCTTCAGCTATAACAAATGATATTGACGGAGCAGCTTCAGATGCAGTAATCAGAAGACAAGGTGATTACGTTCCAGAGTACGATGATTATGCATCAGGCGGTATCGCTCGAATGTTAGGAGAGTAAATGGATCTCTTTAAAAGAATACAAGACCTAAGCGCAGTATACGATGACGATGGCCCAAGCTCCATGGTCCCTGAATCAAGACCCATGTTCAATGACGGTGGTATGTTAGTCAAACCTAATGCTGACGGATCACGTCCCGGGTATAAAGGTGAAAGAGTTTATAACTCACCTGATGTTGATACTTTTTCTGATGCTCTCTTAGATGCTTATGCAAAAGATGATATTACAAAAATAGTTGAAAGTGGTAAAAGTACAAAATTTGCTAATGTAATAACTGCTATTGAATCAGGAAAAGATAAAAGTGCTAAACTAGCAAAAGTCATAAAAAATACTGGTCTAGATGAGGAGACTATTTTTAATTTACTTGATGATAGAAAAGCATACATAGATTTAGCAAGAGAAGGTGGTCCCGCAGGAGCCAATCCAAGAGCAGGAAATTTTTATAGAAAAGCAGAAAATTGGATTACTACAAATTCAAAACGATATGCTGATCCCGATAAATTTAAAAAAGCATTTATTAGAACTTTTGGAACAAACAATGATTTAATTAAAACTATGAAAAAATTAAATGTTCCAGGAGCAAGAAAACAAACAAGTGTTCCTTTTAGCTCTTGGTTTAAAGAAACTATTTTAGGATCAACAAAAGGAAGTGATGCGGGTTACAATTTTAATCAATTAAATAATATATTTAAAACATCAATTTATACTAATAATGAAACTGTTAGAAATAAACTTACAAAAGAAATAAATAGAATTCTTTCCATTCCTTTAGAAAAAGGAGGAAAATTTGATATTAGAAACGAAATAAAAAATAGTCCTTTATTTAAAAAATTTGGTTTTGATAAACAAATAAGAGGACCTATTGCAAGATTATTAGCTAATGAAATTGGTCAAGAATTATTAGATCAAGTATCTTCTTTCAGAGATCCTTACCTTGGAACAACAGAACTTATTAGATTTTTAAAAAATAACGTAGATCCTAAATATAAAAGTATGTTTGAAGAGGCTGCTAAGGCAGCAGATTTAGCGGCAAAAAATAAATGGCCAGAGGCAAAACAAATATTAAAAATAAAAGATAATATTATGTTTGATCACAAAATTCCTAAAGAATTAGTTAAGTTGGGATATGCGGATGAGTTAGAGTATATAAAGTTAAACCCAACATCTGCTGAATTTAATACAAGAATAAAAAATCCTGAATTTGATCAAAAAATAATTAAATTAGCTAAAGACTTTGAAAGAACAACGAGCTTAGACGGTAAAGCAAAAGTAGTTGAAAAAATGAATATATTAAAAAATAACTTTAGTAAAAAATATGGAGGTTATTTAGATGAGGTGTCAATTATTCCAGATAAAACTGGTAAACCTATATTTAAAAGTTCTGCTGCTCCTGTTACTAAACAAACAGATTTTGTTTCTTCTCTTGGCAAAAGCATGGTTCAAGCAGGTGAGATAAGCGAAAAAGATTTTAAAAAACTAATGGTATTCTGTCCTGCAGGAACTGCAAAAGTTACAACAAAAGCAGGGGGTGGTAGAGTTCCTTATGCAGATGGACCTGTGTGTACACCCGATGAAGCAATAAGAGGAATGAATGAAGAATTTGATAAAATTAAAAAAGGAAACGCGACTGCAGGAGAAGCAAGTAGAACTATAAACAAATTTAAAAACTTAGGTGTTAAAGGAATGAGTGGTTTATTAAAAGCTGGTTTAGTTTCAGAAGTTGCCTTTGAAGCAGCTGTTGGTTTTGATAGAGTAATAAGTGAAGGTCAATCTCCAATGCAAGCTTTTCGTCAATCATATTTAACTGCTCCTTTAAGAGCAATTGGAGCTATGAAAAGTTTTGAAGAAGGTGAAAGAGAAGAGATACTAGCTGCTGCAAGAGACAAGGGTAAAGTTGGTAGAGTGTTAGATTTACAAAACCTAGTAGGAGATAAGAATAAACTTGCAAGTAATATTCAAGGACTAAGATCTAATGTTGAAGATTTGCAAAGACTTGATGATGGTGATTTTGGTTATATGGGTGGAACTCAAGGTCAAGAAGATGCACTCGCATCAGCACAAGCTAACTTACAAGATATGTATAGATCAGGTGAATTAAGTAGAGCAGAACAATTATTCTCAACTAAACCACAGGATTTAAAATTAAAAGATAAAACTTTAATGGACGCTTACAACGATGCAATTGAGAAAAGAAAAAATATTCAAGCAGAAAGAGGTTCTATAGCTCAAAGTGTAGCAGCTGATGAAAACAGAATTAGAGATAGAATGAATGCAGAAGGTATATTAACAATACAAGATGCAAAAAATGAACTTCAAAATATAGGTGATTACTACGGACGAGGGTTTACTCCATATGGTATAAATAAACTTTATGAAGATTCTGGAATGCAAAACCCTGGTTTTGGAATTGAAAAAGTAGGTCCAAGAACAGGAAAGTATAATAAAGAAAAAGGTTTACAAGATTATTTAAATAGTATGAAAATGCAAAAAATTGCAGATGCAGGAGGAGTTGCAAATATGGCAGGTGGTGGTATTGCTAAAGAAGCAGGTGATAGATCAGGTGCAATGACAAGATCCATGAACCCTGATTCACAGGGCTTGTCTTATTTATTTAATCGTGTTAAGAAGGTATAGGAGTAATAAATGGCAGATATAGATAAAGGACTCCCGAACACTAGAACTAAAATTGACATCCCTTCAGATGAAGAGATGGCAGAAGAAGTTACTGTTCAGGAAGAAGACATTGATAAAGGACCTGTAGAGGTCATTCCAGAAGAAGATGGTGGAGTTACATTAGACTTTGAACCAGGATCAATAAATGTACCTGGAACAGAATCACACTTTGATAACTTAGCTGATATTTTACCAGAAGAAAATTTAGATCCAATTGGAAATGAAATGGTTCAAAATTACATGGACTACAAATCTTCTAGAAAAGAATGGGAGAGCGCGTATACAACTGGACTAGATCTTCTAGGTTTCAAATACGAAAACAGAACAGAACCTTTTCAAGGAGCTTCAGGTGCAACACACCCAGTTCTTGCAGAAGCGGTAACACAGTTTCAAGCTCAAGCTTACAAAGAATTATTACCAAGTGATGGACCAGTTAGAACACAAGTTATAGGAGTTAAAAATCCACAAACAGAACAGCAAGCAACTCGTGTTAAAGATTACATGAATTATTTAATCATGGACACAATGAAAGAATATGAATCTGAATTTGATTCTATGTTATTTCATTTACCACTAGCTGGATCTACATTTAAAAAAGTT